GGTTAATGACGCAGGGTTGAAGGGCGGGGTCAGTAAGTTTACTGACATATTTAACCCCTTGGATACTGCAAATCAGGGTTATAGCACACCAAGAAACTTGGCTGGCGCAATGTCAACAATGGCAGGGGGTGCGGCCGCAATAAATACTGGCGGTCTATCACTTATTCCACAGGCGGCATTAGTCGGGGCAGGGCGTGGCATTGATGCTATGACTGGCAGACGAAGTAAAGTCGCAAAGTTTATTGCTGACAATCAAAACGCTCCCGGCATCGCTAATCAAAATTTACCTTCGCAACTGGACTTAAACAGACAATCTGAACAGTCAGAGGTTCTGCGTAAAGCACAAGAAAAACAAGCCAAGTTGGCAAGAAATCGTGCGTTAAATATTGATGCACTACAAGCAAACGACCCACCAAAGGGCGACCCAACAGACCCAAGGCCATCACCACAATATTTGATGGAAACTCAGTTAGGCTTGGACAGAGGTGAAACTGCAAAGGTTTTGAAGATTGTAGCGAGAACAAGACCAAAGTTGAAAGAAGCTGTTAAGAGTTATCAAGCTATGCTCATAAACGGCACTCAAGTTAAAGACCAAAACAAGCTGATAAGTGCGGCAAAGAATGTGTCCAAAAAGCTGGGCAATGAATTACCACAGAATGTGCCACAGAATGTTATCAACGCAACACAAGATGTGAAGCGTCAGTCTGGCATAGAAGGCAATCAGAAACGCATAGAAATATTGCGTAATGAATTGGTAAATGACGCTGAAGTTTCAGCAACTGACAGGGCATTAATCACCAAAGCACTAGACTTGTTTGGCATTAACCTTGGGTCTGACCCAGTAGGTGCAGCAGAGGCTATTGTTGAGGAAGCAGAAGGCAGAGCGGAGAACGCAGAAAAGGTCAGGAAGTTCCTAAACCCTTATGTCGAGCGACTGCGCCTTCAACAGAAGAAGCCTCTGAGCAATCAAACATAAGGAGAAAACGATGCAGGTTACTGCCATCGAACTGTTGGCTCTGGCTGGCAGTATTGAAGATTTGCGGTCTGCTAACTTCACTGATGAAGAAAAGACCCAAATAGGTCAGGACATACTGAAATCATTCCCACAGCCTGAATACTGTGTTCACAGCTTTCAGACCAGATTGATTGTCCTTAACAAATTACAGGAGTTTTTGGATGGGTTCAGTACCAAAGAAACCAAGACCGAAAAGCCCAAGCAAAGTAGGTCGAGGAAAGCACCCGCAAAAAGCCCCAAAAAATAACTATTTTGCCGAACTCATGCAAACTGAGGAAGGCAGAGCATTGAGACGTTCTTGGTCAACCAAGCCCCGCAAAAACGCTGGCAGACCAAGAGGCGTTCCTGACGGGTTCAGAAGAGAGCAGATAGAACCTATCAGAGCCAAAGAAAAGAAAGAAGCTAAGAGGATTGTCGAGATTATGAGCAAAGAATATTCAATCGAGGACGACTACGCTAAAGCCGCCTTAGAAACTGCGGTAGAGGTTATGCGAGTTCCGGGCGACAACAGAGAACGAGTAGCGGCCGCAAGGTTGGTTTTAGATTTTACGAAATCCCGCCCAGCCAGTAAGAACGAACTCGCCATAAGTAAGGCAGAAGATTTCTTGGCTGGCTTATTAGAAGAAGATAATGGACAAGAAGCTAAAGGCAGTTCGTAAACGCCTTTATGAAGACTTTCCTTATTTTGCAAAATCTGCTCTCAAAATAAGAACGAAGTCTGGTGAAATAGCCCCGCTGGTGCTAAATCCAGCGCAACAAATCCTTCAAGAGGCTGTTGATAAGCAGATGGCATCAGAAGGTAAAATCAGGATTATTATTCTGAAAGCACGGCAACAGGGTCTGAGTACTTATGTTGGCGGCTATCTATACTTTTCTGTCAGTCAAAATAAGGCAAGAAAAGCTATGGTGATTAGCCATACAGCGGACAGTACGAGATCGCTTTTTGACCTAGGGAAACGCTATCATCAGCTAAATGCTGAGATACTCAAACCCCATACCAAATATTCTAGTAGGCGTGAACTCAGCTTTGACGTTCTTGATAGTTCTTATGTAGTAGCAACTGCCGGAGGCGATGCAGTAGCCCGTGGAGACACTTTTTCACACGTTCATGCTTCAGAAATTGCCTTCTGGCCTAAATCAACAGCGGCTGAAATATGGAATGGTCTAGCGCAAGCAGTGCCAAATGAAGCAAATACTGCGGTATTTATCGAAAGCACAGCAAATGGTGTGAGCGGCATTTTCTATGACCTTTGGCGGGGTGCGTGTGAGGGCAAGAACGGCTATGTGCCAGTGTTCATAGCTTGGTTTACTGACCCGACCTACAGAGAAGCAGTACCTGAGAAATTTGAACGCACACCAGAAGAAGAAGAACTTGTCAAAAAATACAGTTTAGACGATGAACAATTGATGTTCAGAAGGCGCAAGATCGCACAAAACGGTGCTGATTTATTTGCCCAAGAATATCCTGCCACACCAGATGAAGCCTTCTTAACGACTGGTCGGCCAGTATTCGACCCAGCGCAACTACAGCAATGCTTAAAGGACACACAAGATGTCCATGAAAAGCTGGCCTTAGAAGGCGATGAATGGGTTCACCACCACAGAGGTGAGCTACAAATTTACAGACCCCTTGATTCAGGAGAACGATACATTGTTGGTGCTGATACGAGTATGGGAGTCTCAGGAGACTACTCAGTCGCACAAGTATTGGACAGTCAGAAAAGACAAGTCGCAACTTGGCGTGGCCAAGCTCATCCAGATTATTTTGCAGAAATCCTATACGCACTTGGGGAATACTATAATGAGGCGTTTATCATTGTTGAAAACAACTCTCATGGCATCCTTACATGCACAAGATTGGGCAAGGATATGGCCTACCCAAACTTTTACACAGAAGTGCAAGTTGACAAACTCACTGACAGAGAAACTGTCAAATTGGGATTTACGACTACGGCAAAAACCAAACCACTGGTTATAGACCAACTCCGTGCCTCAATGAGAGAGGGCGAACTGGAGTTAAACGACAAGACAACTATCAGGGAAATGCTGACCTACATTGTGACCCAAACAGGCGCAATGGAAGCAGAAGCTGGGTGTTATGACGACTGTGTTATGGCACTGGCATTAGCAAACCATGTTCATGAAGGTGCGTGGACACCAATTGAACAGCCCCCCGGTATTTACATGGAAATGATTTAGTATGGCAAAAATAGACGATTATAAGCCTATGAGTGATGATGACATCCTCAACGCTCTAGATGTGAATATCAAAAGTGCAGTTGGCTTTTATGACAGCGAATTGTCACGAGAGCGTAAGCGGGTGACTGATTATTACAACGCTTCACTTCCGAAACCAGCGCATGACGGCAATTCGAAGTTTGTAAGCCAAGATGTTTATACTGGCGTTCAAGCTATGACTGCGAACCTACTTGAGACATTTTCGGCTGGTAGCAAAATAGCAAAATTTTCCCCAGTTGACCCAACTGACATTGAGGTGGCAAAAATTTGTTCTGCATACACAGAACACGTTTTGTTCAAAATGAATGATGGGCTGTCTGTCTTCCAAAGTGTGATAATGGATGGCCTTATGGCACGGGTAGGGGTCGCAAAAGTATTCTATGAACAGCGAACTGAATATCAGGAAGAACAGTTCAGCGGGATAACAGAAGACCAATTAGATTTATTGCTGTCAGCCGATGATGTTGAACTTGTTGAAAGCGAGACAGACGATATTGGCCTGATGAGTGGCACGATAGAACGTGCAATTGATACATCACAGGTTAGTGTTCAGCCAGTACCACCAGAAGAGTTCTTAATTGAACCACAGGCAAAATCGCTTGAGGATGTCGACTTTGTAGCACACAGAACCCGCAAAAGCCTGACCGAACTCCGGCAAATGGGTTATGATGAGGACAAGCTGCAGAATATCAGTTCAGACCATTCTGATGTCCAATTAGAGACAGACCCTGAAATACTGGCAAGATTTGAGCATATTGGTTCTGGCAGAAAGAACGAAGCACAAGGTTACATTGATCAGGTCCGTGAAGTTTTAGTTTACGAAGCATATTTGATGCTTGATTTAGATGGTACAGGTGAAGCTGTACTTCATAAGGTTTGCAAAGCAGGAAACCAGATACTTGAGGTCGAAAAGGCAGATAGAAAGCCTTTTATTACATTCTGTCCATTACCAACGCCCCATAGTTTCTTTGGGTCTAATTTCTCAGAAAAGCTGATAGCAACCCAGAACGCAAAGTCTGTGCTGACAAGGTCAATTCTTGACCATGCTGTCATAACAAATAACCCACGTTACATGGTTGTTAAAGGCTCAGTAACAAACCCCAGAGAAATTACTGATAGCAGGGTAGGCGGTTTAATAAACGTAACTAGACCAGATGCTCTTAGTGCTGTTCCGCAATCCCCACTCAATCCTTTTATCTTTCAAACTATAAATATGCTTGATGAAGCGCAGGAAGATACAAGTTCAGTTTCATCCTTATCGACTGGCCTAAATAAGGATGTCATATCGAAGCAAAATTCGGCTCAAATGGTTGAGCAGTTGGTCACAATGAGCCAACAGCGAATGAAAATAATGGCCAGACTGTTTGCCACTCAGTTTATAAAGCCTCTCTATCACGAAATTTACAGGCTAGTGGTTGAAAATGAACAGGCAGAAAAGATTGTGGAGATTGCTGGCAGTTTTGTCGCAGTTGACCCAAGAGCGTGGAAGGACAAGCGAGATGTAACTGTTGAGTTACACTTGGGCGTGTCAGAACAAGAGAAAGAAGCCCAAAAGCATTTAGCTTTGCATCAATTGATGACACAAGACCCATCACTTGCGCCACTCTATAGCCTTGAGAACCGATATAACATGATGAAAGCGGTTCTTGAGGCAAACGGTATCTTGAATGTTGATGAGTACCTGACACCGCCATCTATGCTTCCACCAGCCCAGCCAAATCCGGCTGAACAAATGCAGATGCAGATGGTTCAGAAGCAGATGGAAATTCAAGAGCGTCAAACACAGGTGGCTGAAACAAAAGCCATGACAGACGCACAGATTGCACAGGTGAAGATTGAGCTGGATACAGCGAAAGCTGAATCTCAATACGCTTTGCAATCAGATCAGCAAGATTTAAAGGAAGCACAATTCGCCCACAAGCAGAAGATTGACGAAGGTGAATTGGAAATCTTGAAGAAGACAGATGACCTGCGGGGCATTGTAAGCCCGACAGGCTAATTACCACATATTTAAGGAGAATAAGATGACAGATGTGTCTCAGAATGAAGATGCAATGATTGATGCTGGAAATGATGCTGAAACATTGCTGAAGAATGAAGTGTTTAATAAGACTGTTGATGGTCTTGTCCAAAGCACTTTTCAGGGGTTTGTAAATACTGCCCCGGAACAAACCGAAGAGAGAGAAAAAGCTTACCATCACTATCGTGCGTTGGTGGATATCATGCACACCTTAACCCAACGAGTTCAGGTGCGTGACCAAATCCTTACCAAAGCAGATGAAGACGTAGGTGAAATTAACGACAACAGTGGAGAATAAGCACTATGCAAGACGTGCTAGATGCTCAAGAACGGCCAGCGTTAAATGACGCTG